TCAGATATAAAAGTTCCAGTATCTTTTGTCAAAGCAGAAGAAGAAACTGGTCAAGAAATGAGACTAGCAAAATTATATATAACACCTGATCTTATTGGGAATAATCAAGTGGAAATGGATGATGAAATTACATTAAGTTTCGGTGGATCTAATAGAGTTACACAAATAGTCAATATTGACACTAAAAAAGGTGGGCAAACTTATTTATTTATTGTTTTGGTGCGATTCTAATGGCAGTTAGAAGTTTAGAAGAATTACCAAAAGATTTAAATAAGAAAATTAGTAGAGATTTTAATAATCTTGTAAAAGATGTTCATGCTGAATTATCGAGTGAACGAAATATGCCAGTATGGACAGGATTTTTTGCTTCCAGCTGGAAGGCATCAAATACTCCTGTTTCAGCTACGCATGACATAATGGATTATCAACCCTGGGCATCAATAAAACAGGAAGTTTTTGAAGGGTTTAAATTGACAAGAGAAAGTAGAAAACCAGATGCTCCAGTGGTTCAACCTAGATTTCCTGTAGGTGAAGGTGAAAGAATATTTAATTATAGGAAAGGTGTATTTATTGGTAATAAAGCTAATTACTCTCAATATGTTTTAGAAACTGGAGAAATTCAAGATTTTGTTCAAGGTCAATTAGGTCGTTTGATTAAAGAAAATATGTCAGATAAAGGTAAGATATTTATAGGAGGAAAATTATCTGACAAGAGAGCAGGTATTACATATACAGGATTTGAACCATGACTTTAGTAAACACTAGAGCAGCATTTGAAAAAGCAGTAACAGATGCAGTTACAGACGTAGATCCTAATGTTTCAATAGTTTATGACAATGTGCATTTTACAACCCCTGGAAAAACTAAAAAATATATTTTGATGAGTTTAAATTTTACTCAGTCAACTTTACAAAACCAGGGAGCAGCTTCGACTTATTATGCTGGTGTTATTCAATGCAATGTTTACGTTCCAAAATCGAAAGGTACTTCGGTTTTATCTAGCATATGTGAATCAGTTATTGATGGTTTGACTTCAATAAATGCTTCAACTTATGTTGATACATTTAGTTGTAAACCTAGAGTATTAGATATAAATGGCCCAACTCCATTAGAAATAGAGGATAGAAGTCATTTTATTGGAATAATATCTTGTCAATTTTCAGCAAACGCCTAGTATAATAGAATAGCAATCTAATAAATTTATGGAAGCAATAGAACTTCTCAGGAACAAATTTGGTGTAAGCCAAAAATATAAATATGAATTAAAAGATGGAGATGAAACAATTTTAGAGATATATTGGAATCCATTGACTATTGCAGAAAGAGAATCAATCGTTGCAAAGTCTGGAGAAGGTGGATCAAATGAAGATTTTGCTCTAAATCTAATGATTACAAAAGCGTTAGATAAAGATGGAAAAAGATTATTTCAAGATGGTCATAAAGCAACTTTAAGAAGAGAGGTAAATGCAGGAACTTTACAAGAAATTCAACTTGCGATGTTAGGTTCTGGTGAAGAATATAAACTGGAGGAAGCGAAAGCAGATTTAAAAAGCTAGAAACGATTGGTACTTTATATTCTTTTTGGCAACTGAATTAAAAATGACAGTTCAAGAGCTTGCCAATAAATTAACTAGAGAAGAATATGTAAATTGGTTGGCTTATTACGAATTAAAAAGAGAGTACGAAGAAAAAGCTATACAAAATGCAAAGAATAAATCACGAGCAAGAAAACGCTAAAAGCGGTACACTAAGATAAAGTTTTGGTTTTATCGTGGCCGATTACGGTGTAAATATAAATTTAAGGGTAAAAGGTCAATCTGGTCTTGATAGGTTAAACGCAAAAGTAAAAGAAATAACAAAAAGTATAGATAATATTCGTGGAATAGACATAATGAATCCCCGTAATACAGGGGGTGCAGGAGGAAAAGGTGCTCGTAAAACAATAAAACAATACAGACAAGACATGGAAGCTCTTGTCAAAACTGTAAACAAATCTAAAGGAGCTTTTGGTAAGACTGCTAATCAGCAAATGGCAGCAGCAGACGCATTACAAGAATATGCTAATAATTTAAAACTAGGAACAAAAGCACAAAAAGCAGCAGCAACAGCAGCAGCAAAGCAGATTAAAGATATAAACCTCGAGACAACTGCGATAATGGAAAATACAAAAATGAAAAAGAAAAATATAGACCTTTCAAATCGAATGGGAGGAGGATTTGGTAGAGGTGGTTTTGGTGGGGAAAATCCTAAAGGAAATAAAGCAGCATTTACAAGTGCAGCTATCTCTGGTGCGTTTCCATTGTTATTTGGACAAGGGTTACTTGGAGGTGCTGCTGGTTTTGCTGGTGGATTTATAGGAACTAAAGCAGGTGGCAAGATGGGAGGTTTTGCAGGAGGTCTTGTTGCTACTGCTGTTCTCCAACAAATAACTACTTTTTTTGACGGTATAAATACATTAGCTGGTGCTTTTAGCGAATTAAATCCAAACATAGAACAAGCTACAGTTGCATTAGGTTTAAACGGAACAGCAGAAGCGGAAAGAATAAAACTTATAGAAAAGTCACAAGGAAAAATGGTTGCGTTAGCTTTAGTAACAGAAAAAATGAATGAAGCGATAGGAGAAAGAGGAGTAAAGAATCTAAAAGAATTTTCAGAAGCAACACGTTCTCTTGGTAATAGTTTCAAGTTAGCTATGACAACAATGCAAGCTGCTTTAGCTCCATTGTTTACGCTGGCAGCCAAAGCTATTGGTAATGTTACGGGTTCATCAGAAAGAGAATTTAATAGACTTGTGAAAACAGGTGGTGGAGAAACAGATCCAACTTTAAAAGCCTTAGAAGCAGAGTTAGCAGGAGTAGGAACAGGAAAAGGAGCACAAGGAGTTAAGAGAGCGTCAAAGAGAAAGGCAGATATACAAGCACGAATAGATGCCAGAAAAAAGGAATTAGCTGATGTTGGCGAAGTTTTAGAGAAAGAACAGTTAAGGGCTGCTCAATATGATGAAATTACTCGATCTGTAGAAAAGCAAAATCAGTTTTTAAATGAATCTATAACTTTGGGTGGTCGTGAAGCTGAGATTCAAGAAAAACTTAGAGAATTTGATAGGAAAGCTCTTGAATTTGATAAAGAAATAGATAAAGAAGAAAGGAAACAATATGAAAATGCTTTACGTTTACAAGAAGAACTTAAGAGAATAGATGCTTTATATAGTGGAATTGCTGATACAGTTCAATCAGGTCTTGTTGATGCTATAGATGGTGCAATAACAGGAACAATGACATTAGGTGAAGTAGCAAACAGTGTATTTGGCTCTATTCGCAGACAGTTAATAGATTTTGGAGCGACTTCTTTACTTAGAGCAATACCTGGAATTGGTGGTTTCTTTGCAGATGGTGGTGTTACCAAGCCTAATAAATCTTATATTGTTGGAGAACGTGGCCCAGAATTATTTACTCCAGGAGTTACAGGTAGAGTTACTCCTAATCACGAAATGGGTGGAGGGTCTACAAATGTAGTAGTAAATGTAGATGCTTCTGGTTCTTCCGTACAAGGTGATGAACAGCAAGGTAGAGAGCTTGGTCGTCTTATATCAGTTGCAGTACAATCTGAATTATTACAACAGAAAAGACCTGGAGGTTTACTTGCATAATGGCTACATTTCCTTCAATTACACCAACATACGGACAACAAAAAAGATCAGCACCAAATACTAGAATAGTTCGTTTTGCTGATGGATATGAACACAGAGTTTTATTTGGATTACCTGAACATCAAAACCCAAAAATATTTAATTTTACTTTTAATGTTTCAGAAACAGATGCAGATACTATAGAAGCGTTTCTTGATGCAAGAGCTAATGATACTACTAGTTTTGATTTTACTCCACCAGGAGAAGCAAGTTCATCTAAATTTGTCTGCGAAACTTGGTCTAAATCAATTCCATATTTAAATAGAGCAACAATACAGGCAACATTTAGGCAGGTATTTGAACCATGACTGCTGCTACTGTTTGGAGTGCAGGTGATCCTGTCTCTTTAAATGAAATAGTTTCTCCTACAAACCCAGTAACGGGTTTATTTTTTAGAGTCACACAAGCAGGTACTACTGGCAGCAGCGAACCACAATGGGCTCGTAAGATAGGAGAAGTAGTTTACGATAATAATGTTAGGTATGTAGCGTTTAGTAGCATTTTTGCTGATATATCAAAGTTAAATCCTTTTTCTGTTATTGAATTATTTTCTCTTGAGTTAAATAATAATTTTCATGGTGAAGTAACTACTGAACGTTTTCACTCTGGAACAAATTTAAACGGTAATGGTGATATTGTATGGGCTGGTGATACTTACCCAAGATTTCCAGTAGAAGCAAATGGTTTTGCATATCAACGTGGTCAGATCCCTAGACCAAAAATCATTGTTAGTAATGCCGAAGGAGCTATTTCTGGAATATTAAATAGAATTAATATAAGAGATGGTAAAGCTGGAAATGATTTAACAGGGGCAGTTTTAACTAGAATTACAACGATGGCACAGTTTCTTGATGCTTCAAATTTTAGTGGAGGTAGTAATCCTTTTGGTACACCAGATCCTAGTGCTGAATTTGAAAGACAAATTTATATTGTAGATAGAAAATCAGTAGAAAATAGAGATATAGTAGAATTTGAACTTAGTGCAGTTAGTGATCTGGCTGGTGTCAGATTACCTAAAAGACAATGCACTAGAGCTTTATTTCCTGCTATTGGTACGTTTTTTCAATGAGTTGGCAAGATGACGCATTGGTTCATGCGAAAGACCAAAATCCTAAAGAATCTGTAGGACTTTTATTAAATATCAGAGGAAAACAAAGATATTATCCGTGTCAAAATTTAGCTATTACAAGTCATCAAGAATTTATATTAAATCCAGAAGATTATGTAAAAGCAGATAATTTAGGAGAAATAACGGCTGTAATTCATAGTCATCCAATATCATCTCCAGAACCAAGTCAAGCAGACAAAATTAGTTGTGAAAAAAGTAACTTACCGTGGCATATTGTTAATCCAGAAACAGGTAAATGGGCATATCTAGAACCATCAGGATATAAAGCACCTTTGATTGGTCGTGAATGGGTTTGGGGTGTTACTGATTGTTGGGCTTTAGTAGTTGATTGGTATAAAGAAGAAAAAGGAATTACTTTAAAAGATTATGAAAGAAATATGTCTGCTGATGAATTTTTATTTAATCCATTATTTGAAAATTATGCTTGGAGAACAGGTTTTAGAGAACTTAGACCAGATGAACCATGTAAAAAGGGAGATGTGTTATTAATGTCAATAATGTATCCAACTTTAAATCATGTAGCTATTTTTCTTGGAGATATGGTTTTACATCATTTAGCAGATAGACTATCTTGTAAAGAGCCTTACTCTGAATGGTTGTTAAAATGTACTGGTAAGAGGTATCGCTATGCTCAAAAAAATTAAACTTTATGGTGAGTTAGCTGACTTTGTAGGTCATAAGGAATTAGATGCTGTGGTAAATACATCTGCTGATGCAATTAGATTTTTAATAACTAATTTTCCAGAATTAGAGGCTCATATGAATGATAGATATTATCAAGTAATTGCTAATAATTATGAATTATCTCAAGATGATTTGCACGGTCCAATAGGAAGTGAAGGTGTAAGTATAGTTCCTGTAATTAGTGGTGCTGGTGGTGGAGCTTTTAGAAAAATATTATTAGGTGCTGCATTAATTGGAGGTGCATTTGCTTTTGGAGGGTTGTCATTCGGAGGTAGTTTTAAAGCGTTTGGAGCAAATTTAGCAGCAGCACCAGGTCTTACTAAAGCTGCTTTCGGTATTGGTGCAGCTTTAACTTTAAGCGGAGTATCAGATATGTTATTCCCGTTACCAGATATACCTGATTTTTCTAATGAAGAAGATCCTAGAATATCATTTAGTTTTTCTGGAGTACAAAACACATCACGGGCTGGAACCAGTATACCTCTATGCTATGGAGAAATTGTCACTGGATCGGTAGTAATTTCAGCAGGAATAGACACACATCAAATAGTGGCGGAGGATTAAATTATGTCAAAAATTATTAGAGGAGCAAAAGGTGGTGGAAGAAGTAGAGATCCAGTAAGAGCAGATGATAATTTAAATAGTAAAGAATTTGCAACAGTACAGGACTTGTTATCTGAAGGTGAGATTGAAGGTTTTGCTACTCCATCAAAAAGAAATATTGCAAGAAATAATTCTAATTATAATAAGGCTTGTTTAGCTGACATATTTTTAAATAACACTTCAGTGTTAAATGTTTCTTCTGATCTAACAGATACAGAATTTACTAATAAATTAAATAATTTACAAGAAACAGATTTTAGTTTTCAAGATGTAACTTTTAAACCTCGATTTGGTACTAGTAATCAATCTGCTGTGGGAAATGTTGATAACAACGTCTTTACAAAGCAAAGCACTAGCATAACACCTACACATTCAAACCCTATAAAAAAAACTGGTACTCCTGGTCCTGTAGACAGTCCAGATATTAGCCCGAATAAAGATGCAGTAGAAGTAACAATTACTTTTGCAGCGTTTCAAAAGTTTGAAAATAATGGTGATATTTCAGGAACAGAGGTAACTTTAAAAATTCAAAGACAGATAGATGGTGGTAATTTTGAAGATAGGGTAACAGATACAATAAAAGGAAGAAGTGCTGATCCTTATTCAAAAGAGTATCGTATTAATCTTCCTTCTACTTACAATCAGGCAAAAATAAGAGTTTTAAGAGATACAGACGATAGTAATTTAGATGAAATACAGGATACTTTTTCTGTTACAAGAATGGAGGAGATATCCGATGATGTAAGAACATATCCAAACTGTGCATATTCAACATTAAGATTAAGTTCTGAACAGTTTAGTTCTGTTCCTCAAAGGGCTTTTCGTATAAGAGGAATTAAGGTAAAGATTCCAGGTGCAGGTGCTAATGGCACAAACGCACCAACTGTTGATGCTGCAACAGGTCGTATTAAATATGATGATGATTATATATTTAATGGAACGATGGGTGCTGCGGTTTGGTGTACCTGTCCTTCAATGATATTGCTTGACTTGCTTATTAATAAAAGATATGGGTTAGGAGATCATATCGCTCCAGATCAATCTACTGATGCGAAGATGTACTCAAATATAGATTTATTTAGCTATGTTCAGGCTTCTAGATATGCTAACGCTCTAGTAACTGATACTGTTGATGGTACAAGTGAAGCAAGATTTAGTTGTAATGCTTCTATTCAAGGAACAGCAGAAGCATATACTTTGATAAACGAATTAGCAGGTATTATGAGAGCCTTTCCTATATGGCAAGCAGGTACTATAACAATTGCACAGGATAGCCCAACTAATGCAAGTTATTTATTCAGTTTGTCAAACGTAACAGAAGCAGGTTTTTCATATTCAGGAAGTAGTTTAAGACAGAGACATTCTGTAGTTAGTGTCAGTTATTTTAATATGGATTCAAGAGAGATAGATTATGAAATATATGGTGATGATGATTCTGACCCTGTTCAAGCTGCACGAATAGCTAAATATGGAATTGTTAAAAAAACTGTTAAAGCATTTGGGTGTACTTCCAGAAAACAAGCCAGAAGATTAGCAAAAGCTATTGTTTTTGGCGAAGAGCAAGAATCAGAAACAGTTACATTTACCACTTCAATAGATGCTGGAGCGATTGTAAGACCTGGAAGTGTGGTAGCTGTAGCAGATCCAGTTAGAGGGTCACAAAGAAGATCAGGCAGAATTAAAACTGCAACTACTACAAGTATTACAGTAGATAACGTAAAAGATCTTGATACATTTCTTGGAGGAGATCAAAAATGTTCAGTTTTGTTACCAGATGGCAAGTCAGAAGAGGTTGCCACAACGAGTGTTAATGCTACAACTGGGGTTATTACTTTAGCTTCAGCATTATCACAAACACCTGCTCAACATTCAATTTGGATGTTATCCAGTAATGACCTTAAGCCTCAATTTTATAGAGTTATTAGTGTAGAAGAACAAGAAAACACTAATTTTGTAATTACTGGACTTACATATATTGATGGCAAATATAACAATATTGAATTAGGAGAAGCATTGCCTCCAAGAAATATTTCGTTATTAAATGCACTAAAAGCACCTCCTAGCGGTTTAGGTGCTGAAGAAAAAATAGTTGTTATAAATAATCTTGCTGTATCAAAAATAATTGTTTCTTGGCAAGTAAGAACAGGTGTAAGCCAGTATCTTGTTCAATATCGTTTCAATCAAGCAAACTGGGTAAGTGAAACAGTTTTTAGACCTGACATTGAGATATTAAATAGTCAGGCAGGTACTTATGAGATCCGTGTATATTCTTTTAATGCGTCATTAAGTTTATCTAATAGTGCAAGTAGTATTACATTTGATGCGAAAGGAAAAACAGAACCACCTGGTGCTGTTCAAAACTTATCATATGAACCTTTAACAAATAAATTAGTAAGACTTAGATGGGATCTAGCAACAGATCCAGATGTTTTGCATGGCGGAAGAGTTTATATCAGACACAGTAGTAGAACTGATGGTAGTGGTACGTTCCAGAACTCGGTAGATTTAATTCCAGCTATAGCAGGAAATAGTACAATAGCTGATGTTCCTGCTTTAGAAGGCGAATATATTTTAAAATTTCAAGATGATGGTGGTCGTTTTAGTTTAAGTGCAACAAGTGTGATTGTAGATTTACCTGATCTTATTGATGAGGAAACAATAGTTATACGAAGAGAAGATTTATTAACACAACCATTTTGCACTTCTGAATCTCCAGATGTTACTACTACTTGCACATCAGTAAAAACTAATGTGTCAGTTGTTGGAGATGGGTTGCAGTTAACAAATCCAGCTACAAATTTAATTGGAACTTATGATTTTGCACAAGTTATAGATTTAGGAGCCGTTTATTCTTTAAATTTACAAAGAACAATACAAGCTATAGGTTTTGCTTTAGGTGGTCTAACTATCACTGCAATTTATGTACAATCAGGAACAACTATAACAATTACTTCTAATTCTCATGGTAGGTCTCAAGGTGATTATGTAAATTTTGTAGCTGTAGCTGGTGGTGGTGCTAGTGGTGTTTATCAAATAAATAATGGCTCAGTTACAACAAATACTTTTCAAATTACATCTACAACATCAGCAACGATATCTTCTTCAGCTTGTACTTTTGCTTTTGTTAACACAATAGATCAGTTAATACCAGCAGGTACTTTTTGGAACGATTATGCTACTGATGGAAATTTTGATGGTCCTACTGTAGATGATGTATCAGCTTCTTTATCAGTTAACGTTACACAAAGTGATCCAGCTTCGGCAGCAGCAGATACTTATTCAGGGTTTCAAACATTTGCAAATGGAACTTATAAAGGTAGGGGATTTAAATTTAGAGCAACTTTAGAATCAGAATCAATAGCACATAATATTTCAGTTCAACAGCTAGGGTTTATTGCTAAATTTGAATCACGAACAGAAAGAAGGTATGTACATACAGACGGCACGATAAAAACAGAGCCAATTAATTCTGGAACAGCTTCTTCTGGAAAAAATGTTACCTTTGCTAACCCATTTTTTACTGGTACGGCTACTTTAGGTGGAGTAAATAACTTTCCCCCTTCTATTGGTATAACAATAGTAGGTGCTGCAACTGGAGATTATTTTGTTTTATCTAATGTAACAAGAACAGGCTTTAATATAAAGATTAAAAATGATTCGCAAAACCCTGTATTTATAGATAAACAATTTACGTTTCAAGCTGTCGGTTATGGTAAAGGAGTGTAAGATGAAGGAAAGTATTTTTTAAATGTCTACATTTCAAAAGACTAATAAGAATATAGATAACGCTTCTGGACAAGTTGTAAGAGAAGATGTTGAAGATACTGTTAAAGCAGTAGCAGCACATAATTATGGACCGTTAGCTGGTGGAGTAGAGTTGTTACCTACAGAATTTATAGCTGTAAATACTGGAACACCTAAAAAATTATTTATGCGAGCGACAAGTGGAGGTGTTTTAGCTGAACAAGGTATTACAGGTAGTGCAACTTTATTAGAAGTAGGAAATTTAGATGAAGCTAATTTAGGATTATTAAAAAGAGCAGGAGATACCTTAACAGGTACTTTGCAGTTTATTAATGGTGTTCATGGTACACCATCTATAAATTTTGGCGATACTACTACTGGTTTATTTAAATCTGCTACTAATGCTATTGGATTTTCTACAGCAGGAACAGAAAGAGTAACAATAGCTAACTCTGGATTAGATATGTTGGGATTACCAGTAAGGTTCAGAGATTCAGATGGCACTCCAAATTTCGTATCAGTACAAGCTCCATCTAATTTAACTGGAGATTTAACTCTTAAATTACCTAATTCAATAGTGAATGGTGGTTTTATGCAGACTGATGGTAATGGTCAATTAAGTTTCCAACCTATATCACCCGTACCAACAGGTGTTATTTTTGCACTACCTGATACACAAGCTGGTGGTAATACTGGTTATGAATCTGATGGTATTCCTACTGGATATAAACATTGTAATGGTGATGCCATATCTAGATCAACTTTTTCTGCTTTATTTGCTGTTATAGGAACTACTTATGGAGCAGGTGATGGTTCTAGTACATTTAATTTACCTGATCTAAGAGGTCGATTTATTAGAGGTGTAAACACCAGTAATTCAGGTGATGATCCAAATAGAGCTATTGGTAATTTACAGTCAGATGACAACAAATCACATACTCATAATCTTAATACTACGACAAGCACCCACAATATAACTGGTAACGTTAGAAAAATATCAGAAACCTTTGCAGGGGCTGGTACTACAAGTGGTGTATTTTCAAAATTAGGAAATCAAGATGCTCCTTTTACGCCAGGTGGGCCTGATACAAGTTCTACAGGTGGTTTTAGTATTAACGCAACTCATAGTCATACTATAAATGCAAACACTAATTCACATGGTTCTGAATCTAGACCAAAAAACATCGCTATGATGTACATTATTAAGTTTTAATTATGGCAATCCAACCTGGCACATATAATTTTACGCTACAACGTAGATCAGATCATACGATTCCTCTGTTGTTTAAAGATGGAAATGATGCAGCAATAAATTTAACAAACTATACAGTAGAAGCACAAGTTTGGGAAGAAACACGCATCACAAAATATGCAGATTTTACAACAACATATACTGATCGTTCTGCTGGTTCTGTGTCAATATCGTTGACGGATACACAAACAGCTACATTTACTCCTGATATTTTAAAATATGATGTTCTATTAACTGATCCTTCGGGGTCGAAAGAATATTATTTAGAAGGTACTATATTTGTAAGTGAAGGATACACGACATGACTTCAGTTAATGTTACAACTACAAAAAATACAGTTACAGTAAACGGAGAAACCCGTGTTGTCACTGTAAAAACAGCAGGTCCGCAGGGAACTTTTACTGATGGAAACTTAGGTGATGTAACAGTATCAAACAATGGTACAAATATTGTTGTTAATGCTGGAGCGATTGATAATGCAAATATAGCTAGTAATGCAGCTATATCTTTAAGCAAGTTAGCAACTGGAGCATTACCTACAGCAATTACTGTCACCAGTGCAAACATATCTGACCTTAGTATTGTTAATGCCGATATAAATGCCAGTGCTGCCATACAGGGAACAAAGATTTCTCCTAACTTTGGATCGCAAAATATAGCTACAACAGGAACTATTGCATCTGATAATATTAGTATTGCTGGTGCTACACCTACATTAACTTTTACAGATAATGACGCTAATCCAGATTATGAAATAAGAAATCATAGTGGGTATTTTGCAATTAGAGATGCAACTTCAAGTGTAAATAAAATAAGAGTTAATCCAGATGGACATATTGATATTCATGCGTTTTTAGAATGTTTAGATAGCCTTTCTGTAACAGGAAATATAACTGTTTCTGGAACAGTTGACGGAAGAGATGTTGCGACAGATGGTACAAAACTTGATGGAATAGAAACAGCAGCTACCGCAGATCAAACAGCAGCAGAGATAAAAACATTATTAGATAGCAATGGTATTGTTAACTCAAACGTAGATGCAAGTGCGGCAATAGCTGGTACAAAGATTTCTCCTGACTTTGGATCGCAAAATATAACTACAAGTGGAGAAATAGAAATAACAGGAAGCACTACTGTTTTAAAGTTTACAGAAAATGATAACAATCCTGATTTTGGTTTTTTAGGCAATGGTGGATTATTAAGAGTACAGGATCTTACCAATACTTCTAACATTATGATTTTTGGGCCAAATAATGTCCAATGTGTTAAAAATTTAGATTTAGACAATGGTCTTGATGTATCGGGCAATATCACAGTAACAGGAACAGTTGACGGAGTTGATATTGCTGCACTTAATACAACTGTTGGAAACTTAAGTTTATCTGGCAGTGTTTTAGCTGACGGCACAACTGCAACGACCCAATCAGCAAGTGATAACTCTACAAAAGTTGCGACAACAGCTTATACAGATACAGCAGTAGCAAACCTAGTTGACTCTGCACCTGGTACGTTAAATACACTGAACGAACTGGCATCAGCTTTAGGTGATGATCCAAACTTTGCGACAACAGTTACTAACTCAATAGCAACCAAAATGCCTTTAGCTGGTGGTCAGTTTACAGGAAATATTACTTTTTCTGGTACTCAAACAGTAGATGGTAGAGATTTATCTGTTGATGGTAGTAAATTAGATGGTATCGAGAGTGGAGCTACAGCCGACCAGACAGCTAGTGATATAAAAACTTTATTTAATAGTAGTGGACTTGTTAACGCACAGATTGATGCAAGTGCAGCAATAGCAGGTACGAAAATATCTCCGAATTTTGGATCGCAGAATATAGTTACAACAGGTCAAGTATTTTCAAGTTATGCAACTCTTACTGCTGTAAACCCAACACTTACATTTTCCGATTCAGACAATAACCCTGATTATACAATCAATGTAAATAGTGGCATATTAAAAATAACGGATTCAACTAATAGTGCCGATAGATTCGTTGTAAACACAGATGGTCATGTTGATATAACTGGCAACCTAGATGTTGGTGCAGGGCTAGACGTAACAGGTAATATCACTGGAACGACAGACGCAACCATAAACGGAGTTACTGTTGGTAAAGGTGCTAGTTCTGTCGCTAATAATACTGCTCTTGGAGTTTCTGCTTTAGCTGCAAATACTTCTGGTAATGACAACCTTGCAGTAGGTAGTCTTGCATTAGAAGATAATACGTCTGGTGGTCATAACGTAGCTTTAGGTAGAAAAGCACTTAACAGTAATACGACCCAATCAAACAACACTGCTATAGGTAGTCATGCTTTAAATGTGGCAACAGCATCAAACAATACAGCAGTAGGATATGCTTCCTTATTATCAAACACAACTGGAACAGACAATACAGCCACAGGTGCTAATGCTCTAGATGCTAATACTACTGGAAATTACAATTCAGCTTTCGGAACACACGCTTTAAGCGCAAACGGTGGGGGCCAGAGAAATACAGCTTTAGGTAGAGGATCTTTAGCATCAAACACAACTGGAAGTTATAATGTTGGAATTGGTTATGCAGCTTTAAGTAACCAAACAACATCAACTAGTAATACTGCAGTTGGCGATTATGCCGCAAGATTAATGACAACTGGAATTGATAATACTGCAGTTGGTAGGTACGCTTTATATAATAATACGACTGGTTATTTTAATACTGCAGTCGGTGTAAGTTCTTTAGCTTCAACCTCAACTGGAATTGATAATACTGCAGTTGGTAGGTACGCTTTATATTCAAACACTACTTCAAGTAATAATACTGCTATAGGTTCAAGTGCATTAACCTCAAACACAACTGGAGCAGGTAACATAGCTGTAGGTTCTCAAGCATTAGATGCAAATACTACTGCAAATAATAATATTGGTATTGGTTATTTCTCATTGTCGAATAATACTACTGGTACTCGAAATATAGGAATAGGAACATCAGCTTTACTTGGAAACACAACTGCCGATAATAACACTGCTGTTGGCTATAACGCTTTACAAGAAAACACAACTGCCGATAATAATACTGCTTTTGGCTATCAAGCTTTGTACGCCAATACAACTGGAACGCAAAACGTGGCGGTAGGTGCTTTAGCGTTAGATGCTAATACTACTGGAGGTTCTAATACTGCTGTTGGTGAAGAGTGCTTAACAGCAAACACAACAGGTAGTGGAAACGTTGGTGTTGGTGAACGCACCTTAAGAGATAATACTACTGGGGCACAAAGCAGTGCTGTCGGTCAGTTTGCTTTAAGAGCAAACACTACTGGCTATAACAATAATGCTTTAGGTTCTTCTTCTTTGATGAACAATACTACTGGCCATTCAAACTCTGCTTTTGGTACAGCTGCTTTAAGTCAAAATACAACTGCAAATAATAATGCAGCTTTTGGAAGATCAACTTTAGCAAATAACACAACTGGAACTAGAAATACTGCAATAGGAGCTATGGCTTTAGATGCAAATACTACTACAAGTGATAATACAGCAGTAGGTTATGAGTCCTTAACAGCAAACACAACTGGAAGTCTAAATACTGCCGTAGGTTCTTTGGCTATGGATGCCTCTACAACTGCATCTAACTGTACTGCTATTGGTGCTAGTTCTTTAAGTGCAAACACAACTGGAGCAGATAACACAGTAGTCGGTACAGAAGCAGCCAAGACTAATACCACAGGGGCTAATATTACTGCTATTGGTAGATCTGCCTTATTTGCAAATACAACTGGAGCAAAAAATGTAGCAGTTGGTAGTCAAGCATTAAGAACGAACACTACAGCAAGTAATAATACAGCAGTAGGATATGACGCTTTAGGAGACAATACTACAGGAAGTGCCAACGTAGCGATAGGTACTGATTCCTTAGATGCTAATAGTACTGGAAGTAATAACGTAGGTATAGGTAATGGTTCTTTGGGAGCTAATACCACAGCAAGTAATAATACAGGAGTTGGGTATTTTGCTCTTCATGCAAACACAACTGGAGTAGAAAACGTAGCTGTTGGAACAAATTGTCTTGATGCTAATACTACTGGATTTAATAATACTGCTGTAGGTCATCATTCTTTAGGAGCAAATACAACTGCTTCTTATCACACCGCTTTCGGTTCTTTTGCTCTTAAAGCTAATACATCAGGAGTAGGTAATACAGCCGTAGGATCTCATTCTCTTGATGCAAATACTACTGGTGGATCAAATGCTGCTTTTGGTAGAAATGCATTAACTAGCAGCACCAGTGGAAGTTTTAATACAGGTTTAGGTGCTTTTGCTCTTCAGCTTAATAGCACTGCTTCTAATAACACAGCAGTAGGCTATAACTCATTAGGTGCAAACACAACTGGAACGCATAACACTGCTGTTGGTAGTGGCTGTCTAGATGCAAGTACCACAGGAGACTACAACGCTGCTGTCGGAACTAATACTTTAACAAACAGCACAACTGGATCTTATAACGCAGCACTTGGTCACGGAACCTTGCGAGACAACACTTCTGGTTATTCTAACGTAGCTGTAGGTTCAGCAGCTTGCCAAGAAAACGAAACTGGATTTTATAACGTAGCAATCGGAACTAATGCTTTACAAAGTAATATTAGTCAAAGTTATAACGTAGCAGTTGGAAATTTTGCATTAACAAATAATATTACAAATTTCAACACAGCCGTTGGCTTTAATGCTTCAAAAGAAAATACTACAGGAAATGGTAATGTAGCTGTTGGTCAAGGAGCAGCCCAGGAAACAACTACAGGTAGTGACAATGTTGCAGTAGGTCGTCTAGCTTTAAATTCAAATACTACCGCTTCAAACAATACAGCAGTTGGTAAGTCAGCTTTAGAAGCAAATACAACTGGAACTAACAACGTAGCTCTAGGAGCAAATGCTTTAGATGCCAATACTACAGCTTCTAATAACACTGCTGTTGGATATAACTCTTTAGGCGCAACTACAACTGGAACTAAAAATACAGCTATTGGACAAGCAGCTTTAGGAGCAAATACAACTGGAGCAGACAATGTTGCTGTTGGGCAAGCAGCTTTAGACGCTAATACAACTGCATCTAACAACGTAGCAGTTGGTAAAGCAGCTTTAGGAGCAAACACTACTGGAACACAGAACGTAGCAGTAGGTACTTATGCATTAGATGCTAATACTACGGCCAGTAATAACACTGCGATTGGTTATGAATCTTTAACAACAAATATTACTGGTATTTCAAACGTAGCTATTGGTGCTACAACACTAAAACAAAATAATAGTGGACATAGAAATATAGCTATTGGTCATAATTCTATGGAGCTTACTCAGAGTGGTTCTGATAATATAGCGATTGGTCATGACTCTCTAAAGGCAAATACTACTTCCAGTAACAACGTAGCAATAGGAAGATCAGCATTAGGACAAAATACTGCAGCAAATAACACTGCGATAGGAAGATCAGCTTTAGCTTTAAACACAACTGGTACTAATAATGTAGCTGTTGGAAGAAACGCTTTAGATGCAAGTACTACAGCTTCATACAATACTGCTATTGGTTCAACTGCTCTTACGACTAATACAACAGGAGCAAATAACACTGCCTTGGGTGCAAACAGTTTAGCTTTAAACACAACTGCCAGCAATAATACTGGTCTTGGATTTCAAACATTACAAGATAACTCAACTGGTGCATCTAATACGGCAGTTGGAGCTAACAGTATAACCAATAACACCACAGGAAATTACAATACAGGTGTAGGTGTAGATTCTTTAAAAGCAAATACAACGGCAAGCAATAACACAGCCGTTGGTTATGACTCTTTAACGCTAAACACAACTGGAACGCAGAACGTAGCAGTTGGTTCTCTTGCTTTAGATGCCAACACCACTGCTTCAAATAATATTGCTATTGGTTATTTATCCCTTACTGCAAACACAACTGGTACGCAAAATGTGGGAGTGGGAGTAAATACAATAGCAGATAATACCACTGGAGATTTTAATACTGCTGTAGGTCATCAAGCTCTTAAAAACAACGAAACCGCAGATAACAATACTGCTGTTGGTACTAATTCCTTATTAGCAAACACAACTGGAACAGATAATACGGCTGTAGGTGCTAATAGTTTAGATTCAAACACTACAGGACAAGCCAATAATGCTATTGGTAGAAATGCTCTTGGAGTAAATACTACAGGTAGTTATAACCAGGCTATAGGTCGTGAATGTTTAGATGCAAATACTTCAGGAGAGATGAATGTTGGTGTTGGTCATGCTTCTTTAAGTGACAACACGACAGGTAGTAGAAATGTTGCTATTGGTTTTGATGCTTTAAATGATAATACTACTTCAAGTGATAATACTGCTGTTGGACATAACGCATTAAAATTAAACACTGCTACCAACAATACTGCGTTAGGTAGATCAGCATTAGCAGTAAACACAACTGGAGCACAGAACGTAGCTGTTGGTACTTTTGCTTTAGACGCTAATACTACGGCATCTAACAACACTGGTGTTGGTTATCAAGCTCTTACTACAAATACAACTGGAACACGTAATGTTGCTCTTGGTTATAACTCATTAAAACTTAATGAAACAGCAAATGACAACACTGCTGTTGGTTATCTAGCTTTATTATTAAACACAACTGGATCTCAGAATACAGTTCTGGGAGCTTATGCCCTAGATGCTAATACAACGGCTGGTAATAACACTGCGGTAGGTTATGCTGCTTTATCTGCAAATACTACAGCTAACTATAATACGGCAGTTGGTACAAATTCATTATTAACAAACACAACTGGACATTCAAATACTGCTATCGGTTTTAACTCTTTAGATGCAAGTACAACTAGTTACCAAAACACTGTTGTAGGTAACAGTGCTGGGAGTTCAATTACAACTGCCAACTCTAGCACTGCTATTGGTGCTCAAGCTATGCAAAATACCACGACAGCGAGTAATAATACTGCGGTTGGTAGGAGTGCTTTAAAAAACAATACAACTGGTACTGAAAACACTGTAGTAGGTACTTATTCTACGCAAACTAATACTACAGGAAACTACAACACTGCTTTAGGTTATTACTCATTAAATGCAAACACAACTGGGACAGAAAATACTGCGGTTGGTAGGAGTGCTTTAAAACACAATACAACTGGTTACAGTAACACAGCCGTAGGTAGTGGAGCGGGGTCTGCAAGTGGAAACACGGGTGGTTTATTTAATACTTTTATAGGAAGAGGTGCTGGTAGTAGTAGCGCTGCTTCTGGTGGTGTATTTATTGGTAATAACGCTGGTAATACTGCAACAACAGGTAATCAAGTAATTTGTATTGGACACAATAGCCAACCTTCTAGTGCAACAGCTTCTCAGGAAATAACACTTGGAAGCAGCAGTACTGCAACCCTAAGATGTAATGTACAAACCATATCTTCCTTATCAGATGCAAGAGATAAGACAAACGTAATCGACCTACCAGAAGGTTTAGATTTCATATCCAAACTAAGACCTGTCAAATTTGAATGGGCTACCAGAGATGGTAATGGTAAAGATGGATCGTTTGAACATGGCTTTATTGCTCAGGATTTACAGGCTGCACAAAAGGAAAATGATGCTGATTATTTAAACATGGTTATGGATGAAAACCCTGACAGGTTAGAAG